ATACTGGCTTGACTTCTTTCATTGATTTTAAACAATTCATTTTTAGGATTTTCTTTTTTTGTTATAATATTGTATATATCAGATCTAAGCATCATCTCTCTCATTATGTCCAAAAGTTTTTCTAATATATTCTAACTCTTTATCATTCAATCCAGTTTCTACTTCTTCACCATCTCCCTCTTGTCCGGCAGTAGGTATTCCTGCAGCTGGTGCTGAGCCACCCATTGCTGCGGTGGCTCCTCCGGTGTCACTTTTATCATACTGATCTTTAGTCCAAATTATCTCACCCTTATCACCTATCTTTGCAACAAAGTTTCCACGGCGATCATACCAACCACCGCCTTTAGAAGTATAACCTCTTCCCTTTAATTGATCCATAGATTTTTCTCTTCTATTCTCAAGTCCGGGATCTGAAAATCTTTTATAGATTTGTTTTGGTTTTTCTTCTTCTTCCAGTTTTTTATTTAAAATATTATTTGGTTCTTCTGAAGAAAATTTATTATGTAGATTGGATAATATCTCTTTTGCAATTGACTCATCTATTTCATGTTCTTTTATAAAATTATAATATTCTTTATCAAAGTTTTCAAAATTACCCTTGAATATTTCCAATACATAATCTGGATTAATACTTTTTATAAGCTTATCAGCTATTTCTTCTTTACTCATACCCTCAACTATATTTGAAGGGTTCTTTGGTATATCATTTGAATTAATAATAGTTTTACCTTCTTCTTCTGGAACATCGCCGGTTAATGTTGCATTAAGCTCATCAATTATTTTTCTCATAACTTGAGCTTGTTTCGTTTTATTAAAAACAAAATATTCCTCATATTGATCTTCACTACCATCAAAAACTATAGGATTTTCTACACCAACAGAAATAAATAAGCTAGTTGCAGTTTTTGTTCTTATTTTATTATTGACTCTATTTAATAAATTATTCATAACTTTAAAAAATAATTTATCATCATGTATAAGTTCTCTTCTTAAGTCTAGCTTTATGTTATTAATAACAAACATATATAATGTCTTTATTTTTTCTAAAGTAACATAATCTGAACGATATTGCACATCCTTACCTTTAGAATTATATCTATCACCTCTATCAGTATGAGAGTTTACATAATCTTTAAATTTCTTTAAAATTTGCTCTTTATCTATTTTATAGTTTAAATTCATTTTATTTCCTGTTATATTAATTACTAGCTAACTAACTAATATTAATTTCTGATATATTAACTTGACCGGGTATACTAGTTATGAAGTTTTCAAATATTTGCGCATCATTAAGTGGTCTATTAAATACTCTAGTTAAACTAATAACTCCATTCATGAAGTTACTAGTTTTAGCGATATCTGTTCCTATAATTAACTTAGTATCAGCAGCTACTACTGTTGGAGTAGTAAACATAGATGCTGATAATGTATCGCTAACAGTTCTTGTTAATATAGATGGCTCTCCGTTAATATATAACTTTGATCCTCTATCTATACCATTAGTTTCTTTTAATGTAGCTGCTATATTATACCACTTACCCAGTTCAACAGATCCAGTTGCTGCAATCTCATCAACAGCTGTTATAGATCCTGCAGTTATAGAATCTGTAGCTACATCAAAAACAAAAGAACCATTTCTTATTTTTAAAGAACCATATGTTTCAACACCATCAGTTAAGGTTAATATGTCAGTATCTGCAGATGTAAAAAACTTAGCTGATGTTAATAAAGTATATCCATTATCCAGTGGATCAGCTGCAGTAAATAATGTTGATGTTTCGCTTTCTATATATGATGATCCATCCAATCTAAATCCGCCCTCAACAATACCAGCTGTCCAACCAGTAACTCCTGCAGATACAGAGTTATCTGTTCCAAAGTTTGCCATATCTCCGATAGCTGTTCCAAATATAGAACCAGTATTAGAGTTACCAGACCAATCATATACTCCAGTTAATCCACTAGTTAAGAAAACATCTGTTTGTTCCATTGCATTATATTGGTATTGCAATACTAGTGTGCTGTCTGCCGAGCTGCCATTAGGTAGTATTGTTTGATCTAAGTTAGCATCTAACAATCCCTCTGGCTGTGGTCTGTAAGTTGAACCTATATAATTATAACTATTTAACGTTAAGTTTTCAACAACTATGTCACCGTGAAATGTTCCATTATCGTCAATCATAAGTGTTAATTTACTATTATCATCAACAGTAACATTAACAAAATATTCTTGAGCATCTGCAGTTGTAGTATTACCAACTAAATTTTCATTGTATTCGTTTAAACTAATAGCTTTTGTTATATATGTTCCACTTGAAGAAAAAACACTAGATCCATCACCATAACTTAATCCAATAACACCATCTTTTTCTGGGTTCTGATATTCATAATCTATATCTGAACTTTCTTCTTTTGATCTTCTTATTCTATAAAGTGATAAAAACTTACCACTAGTAATTGAGTCTTCTTCTACCAAATTTATAAATGGCTGTTTGTCAAAATCTCCAGAGTTACCAGAAAATTTAACACCAGTTCTTAATGTAAAATTTTTACCATTCATATTTAATCACCTATATTCCAATAAATTTGACCTGTTTTTCTGACTTCTTCTTGTCCCACAAAAGCTGATGGGTAATCACCTTGTTTAATCATAAATGAATCAACATTAAACAAAGATCCTTCATCTGCTCCTTCTACGGGGTTATGAAGCTGTTCTACCTTAACAGATCCGGTAATAGATGAGGGGTGCCCCGGATCACTAATAGCAGTATTCCTAACAAAAAATGGTCTCCACTCTAAGTTAGTCATAACAGCTGTTACAGATGCACTATTGCTTTCTGGGCCGAGAGTAAATGTTACTCTTGCACTAACTGATCCACTAGCGGCAATCATTCTTAAACCACAAATATATTTGTTTTTATCAATAAAATTTTCTGGTGAATAATCTATGGTGTGTATTGCCCCTCCACCCTCATATCCTGTATTAACTCTAACGCCAGAGGTTCCAGTGTATATCTGTCTTTCATCTACATTAACTATTGCTGTTGGATCACCGTTTTGTTCTAAGATAGGAGTCCAACTATTTTGTGACTTTAATACTAAATTCTCCCAACCTTCTTCTAATAGAACACTTGAGTTTCTATTATCAATGGTTAACATACCGCCATTATCTGTTGTTCCTATTTTTAAATCTGGGAAGTTATCCATTGCGTTACTTCCATAAATAGAGTGTTGATCATCGGAAAAACTTGTTGGGCCTTCAAAACCTACAGGAGTCGCGTTGTGATTATACTCTGTGCTATCTTCTATACTATCAACTATAGAAGCATAAAGATTTACAGCTGTAACATCTTCAAATCTCCACCAACCTACTAAAGTGTTAGCACTTGGAGATAAATCATTTTGAGCTTGAACACTTAGTTTTTCTGGATATAACCCTATACTAGTTACAGAAGCAAGTTCAGCCATAACAGGATCACTTGCACTGAGACACCACAATCTCATCTCATCGACTTTACCATTAAATAGTATTAATCCCTTAGCATCTAATGGGGAACCCGTAGAAGGGTATGCAGGGTTGCTTAAAGCCCCTGCGGCATGAAGGTTGTCTAAAGTCTCTACTCTATCTAACACTCCATTTATATATACGGACATAGTGCTATTACCTTCACCGCTTCCATATGTATCACCCTCCCAATTATACTTTGTCATCAAATGAGTCCAAGTATTAACAGGTATACTAGAGTTTGATGTTAAACTATATGCTATATTTGTTCCACTAGTGAATTGAAAATCAACATAGTGAGCAGATGTTGAATCTCCCTCTGGGTCTATATATATTAATCTACTATGATATATTCCATCAAAACCTTCCGTTGTTGTTCCAAATATATCATCACCATTTTCGTCTTGACCATATGGGCCACTTGTAGTATCTCTTTGTATTGTAGCTTCCCAATATTGGTTTGCGTATCCTGCAGTATATTCTATGTCTGATAATTTAACCCAAGATTCAAAAATTAAATTGTTAGCTATGGGGCCATTAACACCTATATTATCCAAACCAAACTCAGTGTTATTTCCTTCTGCTGTTGGGAGTTTCATATACTCACCAATGCCGTCAAGTTCTATTGATTTAGTAGATCCTGTTACAACTTCCAAATGAAAACCAGTTACTCCATTGCTTGGTGTATCTGTAAGATCTATTATAGTAACATCTTCAACAGCTCTTGATAAAATATATCTAAATTGCCCAGTAGCTACTGGATTTATAAACCTAAATGCCATTTTATTTTCCTTTATATATCAATTGCAATCTTAACAGTTAATGGTAAGTCTGTGGGTTTTTTAATTGGTTTTGTTAATTTAGCAACAGCCAATAACTCATTATTTTCATTATATAAACCAACAGATGTTATCATAGGTGAAAAATTATATCCAGACGAAACTAAATCTTCCCAATATTTAAACCTATCAGTGCTTCCTGTTATAGAAGTTTTAGTATATAAATTATCATGTCCAGCCTCTATACTTTCGCCGTTTGCACATAAACTAGCTGTAGCAGCCGCTGTGTGATTTAGTGTATAATTAAGTTCATTTGATTCACACTTACAATAAACATTTAAAGCTGTATGTTGAACTCTTGTATTAAAAACTAATGATGTTGTTGAGGTTGCAACCTCTCTATATTCTGCATTATCAATAACAATCATACCATCATCGTATAACACCTTACCTATTGATAATCCGTTTGATAGTTTTAAAAAGTTACCATTACCATCATCATAATAAGTATCAGCTATGCTATTACCAACAAAATTAGTGCCCGTGACAGTGGCAGTAACACTACCAGTCGCTAAAGCCATATCATAAAAGTTCTTCCTTATACTTATTATACCTAATTGTGCATCAGCTGGTTGAGTCGCTGTTAAAGAATAATCACTTGTTCTCTCTGATAATATTTTTCTTACCGTATACCAATATGATGAGTTACTACCATCCCAACTAGCAGTCATCGCACAAACAGAATCATTAGGTGAACTAATTATTTGATGATCATTTATACCCTTAGTCAAAGGACACTCTATATCATCAATAGCTATTTGTTTTGAGCTTTCAAATGTTACAAAAAAATAGTCTGATGGATTTATTCTAACATATCCACTTTCAATATCTTTATTAGTTCTTATTGGTAGTAATGGATCTGGCATTTACACTCTCTAATAATCTAGCTTAACTTGAGTTTCTATTTGAATTTTATTATTTTTCTTAACAGTATTTGATAACTTACCTATAGCTAATAACTCACCTTCATTGTTGTATAAACCAACAGAAGTAATAAATGCTGTTGGATCATCAAATATATTTTCGTTTGTATCTGGGTTTTTCCCCGTTGGGTTTTCAGTGTAATTAAATTCAGAACCCTCCGCTACTGCCGAAAACAAAGTTCTACCACTTCTTATAACTGCGTCATATTTTAATCTTTCAACGTTGATAGAGTTATTATCTATATTATCACTAGTTACAGAAAAACCAAAATCACCAGACACACCACTGGTTGGCCAAGTGAAATTCATACTTACAAACTCATCATCATTGTCTAAAACTATTTGATTTGTGTCATAAAATATAACACCAACTCTTTTTGCTTCATCAGAAATAGTTCTTCTTAATATTCTACCCTGATTTAAATTATTATTTACGGGCTTTGATCCAGCTGCTGGTTGATCATAATATGTCAGTGTTCTTTGTAGTGAAGAAACAGACTCTTCACTAAAAACATTTCCACTTGAACCTAATAATATGTTTTTAGAATTATATAATCTCATAGTAGAGTTACCAACCAACACACCACTACTTCCAGATAATTGGCCAGTTGGGTCAGCAGCTAATGCAGGAGCATTCGCAATAAGGCCGGGTGTTAAACCTCCTGCATGATCTGCAGCTGTTAGAGACCCTATAGCGTTGAATCTCCACCAACCCACTATATTACCAGCACTTGTTGATGTTCCAGTTAAACCAGAATCATAAAAGTTATTAAAAGTTCCTATAATACTTTTTTCTGGATTTGCCACAACATCAACTGTAGTATTTAATAATGTGTTTAAATTATCATTATATTTAGTTGTTCCATCTTTTAGTCTTATATTCCAAACTCTTAATTCTTGTATTTGCCCATCATAAGGCCCAGATATTTTTGGATCATTACTAGGAGCTAAAACTCCTCTATCTCCATCAAACTCACCATCTGTTCTACTAAAGTTTGAAACACCAATATATATATTGTTACCACTTGGCCCATCAAGAGAATCAGTAGATCTTAATCTTTCTTGCCTAATTGGTATTCTTTGTTCAAGCATATTTGGTTGTGGTGTTGGGCCGTTTGAACTATCAGAACCCTTAAGTCTTGGAAAAACCTGTTCTTTATTAAGAAGTTTGTATCCATCAACATAACCCAACACAACCCCAGATCCTAACTCAGCATCCCCCACATTATTTGATACTAATTCATATGGACTCCATGTAACTATTATATGGTGAAAATTACCATCAAAAAGATTTATACCAACATCGTTAGGAACAAACAATCCAGAAGCTTGAACATTAGCGTCAGAAAAGTTTTCTGTAAAATTAGATTCTGTTTTATCCACATATGTGTCTGAGTTATTAGGATATGTAGATGTGTTTCTTATATAAAACCTAAAAGCTTCGTTTATACCATTAGGGCCTTTAGTTAACTCTAACTTCATAAATTTATTTCTTGTTTTATCGTCTGCAGAATTAGCTATTCTTCTAAAAAATAAAACAGAATCTTTTTGGTGAGGTCTTATTATTGCCTCTATTGTTATACCATCAACAATGTTATCAATACCTTCAGCGGCCATATAAGGTGTATCATTAAGAGAAACACCAAAGAAACTTTTATCACTTAACCCAACTTCACCACCATATGGGTTTTTCAAATCCAAAGCCCCAGTAAATCCGGTAGCGTGAGTATCATAATATAAAGGCTCTGCAGAAGAACCATCAATATGGCCAGTAATACTTTGTGTTCCTAAGTTTAACTCCATTCTAAATGATGATGGTTTTATACCACTAAAACCTATATCTTTTCTCAAGTTAATTAATTTAAAAACAGATATATCCACACTTGTTGAGCCACTTTGTATGTTTGTTATTGATGGATCATAATTATCATCTAGATCTGCTCTATACAAATAGTATGCTATATGATCAAATATTCTTTGATGTGATGTTGTTGTGTTATATCCAGCAGCGGTGCTATAATCCATATCACCTTCACTCATATAAACACCATTAACCATATCGGCAGTTATTGATTGGCCAAGTATAGGTATTTCAGTAAAGTCAAATTTATATTTTATTTCATCTTCTTTATTAAAACCAAAATCTGGATTATCGTCGCCATTTAAAGAACCTATCTTACCCAAACTTCTTATACCTGTGAAAAAATGAGCATAAGAAGCCGAAGGACTAGTCTCTGATAATGAAACTGTCTCTATCTTCTCATTAACATAACTTTGGATAGTTTCGTCTTCAAAAGCTTTAAATGACATAATGTTTTAGTATTGTAATCTAACAGAAAAAACTTTTTCTGTATCAAAAGTCTTTTTAACTGCTGGAGAAACCTTGGCTATTGCGAGCATTTCACCATCATCATTATAAAGACCAATTGTTGTTATAAATGTTGTAGGATCTGCTGTTAATGAGCCAGTAATAGATCCAGTAGTTCTATCAGATAACGCTGTTATATTATTTGTGTAATTAAATTCTCTGTTTTTAGCTCTACAAAAAAAAGAAGTTCTTTTAATACTATTAACAGATTTAAAATTAACTTCATTAATAGCTATAGTTTCAGCTGTTGAACCTTCACCAAATATAAAACCAGATGCAGGTGATGTTAAAAAGTTTGTTGATGTATTACCACCGTGGAAAACCAAAGTTCCTGTGTCGTAAAATACTGTTCCAACAACATTTGTTTCATCATTTTTCTGAACTAGAGTTCCCTTTCTACCAATACTATTATCAATTGTTGTATCTGGTATATCAACAAACTGTAAGTTACCAACAGCCCCAAAAGAAAATATAGCTGTAACACTACCACTTAATATACCATCATCAACTGTTGTTCTCCCTAATTGAATAGCTCTAAATATACCAGTTGTTGTTGTGTTGTCTTGTGCAAGTGGTATAGATGCATCTGATGCTGATGAAAAATAGTAATTAGTAAAGTGTCTAAAGGCAGAACTAAGAGGTGTAGTTGTTGTTGAACCTTGAGCATTTACTAAAAAACCAGTAGAACTAGCTTCTGCAACAAAAGAGTATATATTTCTAGCCGAAGCTGCTGTAGCCGAATCTATAACAAAGTTAGTAGTATATTCAACATCACTAACTGATATATCATCTTCATTAAAATTTGTTAACGCCATACCTTTTCTCTAATTAAGTTGTTGTTGCTTCATTAACTGTAAAGCTAAACTCTTTTCTAGCTCCAGTGTTTATACCAATAATATCCATAATTGTAGTTCCTGTTCCACCGCTAGCATTTTCGCCAGTTCTAATAGTGAAAGTAGCTAAACCACCAGCAGCTGGAATAGCTCTCGCAGCTGTCAAAATACCAATAGTAGAATCTCTAATCGTTGCTGTATATCCCTGTGGATCACTACCATTTTCAGTAACAACTGAAACAGTTATATCACTTCCAAAATCAACTGTTGCTTGATTAGGATCTAAACTCAATGTAGCTACTTTTAGTGTTCCTCTTGGTAGAGTTACTAATCTATTTAACAATGCTACCTCATCATTTGATGTGGGTTCCAAAACAGGTAGATTAATAATATCTGCCTCTGGATTAACTGTGTTTGCAATGTTGAATAATTGGTAATTAATCTCATCATCACCAAAGGCAAACTTTGTTATTTGAAAGGAGCCATCATTTCTAGCTAACAATTCTCGGCCCCTCTTAGTAAGAATTGCGTCTATAACTGCTGTTGATGAATCAAGAAATGCCAATTTATTTCCCCCTATTATTATACATAAAACTATATTGTATTATAATTTAATAAAAACAATGCTTATAATAAATATAAGTATTATTCACTATTTGTTTTCTTACTTCTGCTTCTTCTTCTTCTTTTTGGTTTTACTTTTTCTTCCTCTACAACCACTTCTTCCTTTACTTCTTCTACAGCCGCATACTCTGGAACTGCTTCTTCTGTATTAATAACTGGTTCCTCTATCGCTGGCTCTGGTTGTGGTTGTGGTTCTGGTTGTATAACCATACTTTCTTTTCTTTTTTGAGATATCAATGATTCTGTATTGATATGAATAATAGAATCACCATCAACATATATAACATCACATATAATATTAAACTCTACTAAAAGATCTATAGTTGTTTTATGATTTAAAAAACTATTATCAACATATACTATATCTGTTTTTATTTGTTTAATGTAATCTTCTATATCACTTCTTTCAATTAATGAAACACTAATATTAGAAAGTTTATTTCTATTTAAAATCTTTCTTATATCAGCAAAAGTATTGTAAGACTTTAAAACAGCTGGTTTCAAATTACTAACATGAAAATGTTTTGATAATTCCAATGTTAAAAAACCAGAGTGTGCACCTAACTCAGTAATAGAATTTTTATTTAAAGAATTAATTTTTTCTATAATTTTTTCTAATGTGAATATTCCAAATTGTTTAAAACTTGTTCCATATATAAACATTTATAAACCCCTTTTTATTTATGATGTAATTTTTTCTACACCTTGTTGTGTTATTTGTCTAATCAAATCAGTATCCTTAGTATCAACAGCGTTTATACCCACTCTAAATATATATGTTACATCATTAAATAGGTTTGTAACATTAATAGGAACAATACCAATACTACCAGACGCCGAATCTTCTACCATTTGTAGTGTAACATCTCCAGCAACTGCACTGAGTGATCTTACAACACTAGCTAGTGTTAAGTTTAATTGTATTGTTGCACTCTCTAAGGAGACAACTATTGAGTTGTCTTTGTCTTTTACTATTCTACCCTCACCAGCATCTATATCACCAACCTCTGCAATAAACAAGTTTGTTCCATCAGCTGATGTGGGAAAATCAAACCTTAAGGCTGGTAAATCCGTTTTGAATTCAACACCACCAGATAACATTTTAACTCTACCACTTATGAACCCATTGCTAGCTGTGTTGTTTGCAGTAGGTGATATTAACATAGTATCCAAAGTTATTTCAACCTCTGTTTGGTCAACAGCTGCAGGAGTTATTCTTACGGGTAAGAATCTACCATATCTAGTTTGAGAAAAATTAGGTTCGTTTACAGTGCTATTAACACTAACATTTGGAACTTGAGTTATAGCACTAAACTCTAAATCTATAGTTTCTTGTATGTTGTTATCATAATATTGATAACCTTGAAAATCTGCAGTAGTTGCAGCTGATGCTGATAAATTTACTTCATTAGCCGAACCCGAACCCGTTGTAGCCAAATCACCAGCTAAATAGTGATTATTTAAAACAAATTCAAGCTCATTTAACGATAACACCGTAGGAACAGCATTGTTAGTTTGCTTATCATTATCATATGATATAATGTTTCCATCTGCTGTTAATTGATATTGTTCGTTCTCAGCCAAGACCTCAGCCAAAGAATTCCATCTTCTACCAAACACTCTTTTTGTTTTATGTCTCTCTAATAAAGGTGATTCAATAAATAAACCTTTTGAAATAACATTTGTTTTTGCTGGTATAAATTGTTCTGAGAATGGAAATATACTTCCAAATGTATCATTGAAATTATTCATTGATTTAACAAATGCGTTATTGTTCATTAATCCAACGCTAGACCCACTAACACCAGTTACCGTCAAAACAGATCCACCACTTTTAAGTAATGCATTGTTTAATGGATCTGGATCAAATGTTTCGTTTTTAGATAAATTCCATTGTTCTGAAATTTCATTCCATTTATTATTTATGTCTGTTCCAAAATATGAGTTCTTTGTTAATACAGAAGGATCTCCTAAAAGATCAAACACATTAAAATCTTGTATACTATTGTATATTTCTCTATTTACTGCGTTTGTTGGACTCATAGAGAAGCTAATATAACCAACATCTTCTTCTTCAATATTTTCTTCTGATGTTCTTATTTTATCGTTGTTAATAGAGAAACCTAATGGATAACTACTAACAATTCTTTTTCTATCGGAAAAGTGTCTATATTTTTTCTCTGTTGTTCCAAACCCCACAGGTTCAGCATGATAATTACTTTTTGCAGAGTTTACAATAAAATTATAATCACCACCAAGAATTATATCTTCTCTTAGTTTGAAGTGAGACTTCAAATTATTATATGTGGCACTTTGATTGTTTATTTTTGTATTTTCAATTGATATTGATTGAAAGTTTCTCGTATGTTCTTTTATGTCTTCTTCTTCTAATGCTATATCCCATGTTCTTACTTCATGCATATAACCAATAAAGTTATTTGGAGAAGGAAATTTTGTAGAGCCACCAACAGTTCCACCTGTTGAGTCATAACTTTCAGTTCCAACCGATACATCACTGTAAGAACCACTAACAACCTCTACAATATCATTACCACCAGTAGGACTAGCTGAGAGGGTGGTTAAATAAGCGTTTAAGGTATCACCACTTCTTGATACAGTTATATTAGTAAAATTATCTAAGGCTTGTATATGGGATGAAATAGACCCCTCTGGGGTGGATACTGTTACAGTTGGTGTTGTTACTGAATTAAATGTTAAAACACCTACATCACTTAATGTTATATTATATAGTGGGTGTTCAACCAATGTGTGAGATTGTGCCGCTGTTGCAGATACAACAGTTTGTATGGTAAAGTCTTGCCCAGCCGCAAAATCAAAAGCCAAAGAACTAGTTTCTGTAGCTCCAACTGATGTTTGAACATAATTCGTTCCATCAGAATATAAAGCTATAAAATCTACTAACTCTTGTTCTGTTTTTTTAACTTTTGTTCTAAAAATTGAGTGTTCATTAATTTTTAAGAAATTGTTTTTAATTCCATATATTCTACAAATAGCTTCTAAACTTTCTCTTGCACCTTTTGATTTTAATAAGTGTGGGATATTGTTTAATATTCTATTCCATACCTTACTTGTTACCTCTTTACTAGTATATCCAGCAGATGAAGAATTAAATAGTTCTTGTTTTATATCAATATCTGCAGATGTTTCATATAAATTAACACCATAATCTTTAGCTAAAACAGGTATGAATCTATCTGGAACTCTATCAACGCTATCGTATGAAATCTTTTTTAAGTTTGGTATGTTTTCTATATATAATTTATATTCATCAAAAGATTCAGACAATGCTGTAAGAAAACTTTTTAAGAATTCTGTATCATCACCTAAAAACAAATATCTTGGTATAAGATTTTCCAACTTGAAGTTTTGAATAACATCAACCTCTGCAGAGGCTGGAACTTCTTCGGTTATACGAGTAGAATAATTAGCATAATTACCTTCACCACCAGTGACTCCAAAATATGATAAAGTTCCAGCATCTAAATATTCTATTTCTTTATTAAAGTCTTCGTATAATTCTATTCTTTCATATATTGCATTTATATTATCTAACTGATCACCAGTTACAGAATTATCAGAATCTCTATGTAAATGAATTAATGTAACATTTTCTTGATTATTATTAACAGCATTTGCAGTTATTGATTTTTCTGTTCCAGTAAAGGCCACATCTTTACCCAACTCATTCAATAACCATCTAGTGTAACCATCAGCTTCTTTGTAAAACTTATCAACAGCCAATATATCTGATTCTGTTAATGCGGCCACTGAAGCCCCACTCAAACCAATAGGGTATTCAGTTATTATTTTATTAAAGTTTCTTTCTGTCTTTCTTCTTATATCACCAAAGAAAGTATGTTTTGAGAATCTACCATAATCTATAAGAGGAATAGCTCTGTTTGTATCTGCTGTAAATGAATTTTCTAGTAAATCACCAGAAATACTTCCAGCACTCTCTAAAGAAGATAATAAACTTTCGTATGTATAGCCGTCAGCCATTTTTTACCCCTTATAAAACAGTAAAGTTCCACAAATCTGGTTTGTCTATTATAATAGTTTCATTTCTAACTTTTAGTTTTAAAACAATCTTATATTCTACATTAGGATAAAGATTGTTAGTATTTATTTCAAAGAAATTTCCATCTTTATCATATGATAGGTTTTGTTCTGAAATCTCCACATAATCAGTGGATTTTTCTCTTATCTCATACATTCCATTTTTAACAATAAAACTATCAATAAATGTTTTTGTAGCTGTTGTGGATTGTAAAACTTGTGTTTTGTCTTTAATAAAAACTCTTATATTAGCTACACTTCCATAATCATATTCGCTTTTTTGATTAACCAAGTTGACAATCAAGTTTGATGTAGTAAAATTATCATTACCTATAGAGGGTAGTTTAGGCTCAAAATTAAAAGTATAAGATGACTCATATCCAGCCGATGTTACACTCCATGTGTCAGTAAAATTAGTAGCGGAGCTTAAAGATATATTAACACCAGTTAACGCATTACCCAAATCATCAGTTGCTGTTCCTATATTTAGTTTATATATACCCTTAGAAAATCTACCTGCTGTTAGTGATATAGGAGTTATATTAACACCATCAGCTTGTAATGTAACAAATCCGGGAAACTTTCCTGTTCCATCTAAATCTTCCAAAACACCGTCAACAATATTGTAGTAAAATAAATCTGCAGATCTAGAAAAGTATAATGTTTTTCTATCGTCTTTTATTGTCTCTGGCCATGTAAGTTCTAAATATGGTCTTCTATTTGTGTTTGTCTCTCTTCCATAAAACTTTTTAGTAAAATAACTAACGCCCGTTACAGAAGTATTAACTCCAGCAGCTGCTGCCTCAGCATCAGTTTGAGCCTCTTCTTTATCACCCATTCTAATCATAAACCCATAATTAGAACTTAATCCATCCAAATAATCTTTAAACCACTCAGTAACATCTAATTTTAAATCTTCTTCACCATGAACAAATGATTGAATAGCTGAGTTAGAGTCATATATTGCATCAAAAGCTCCCTTATAAGCTTCACCCCCACTTAAGGCACCTAAATCTGTCCAAAGGTTGATGTTATCAGCATAAAGTGCATTTGTATAACCAGTATTTGTTTTAAGATCATTATCAAGACCTCTGCCTTCAACCCATGTAGCACTTAGTGGAAAGGCATATATGTCAAAATCACTAGCTTGTTCTTCTCCGTGAGTAACATTATTCATTCTTATAAATGCTGAAACAGTAGAAGAGTCTCTTGGATCTGGATAATTCTTATTAACTGATATTTCTTCTTTTAACTCATCTAAATCAAATTTTATTAATATTCTTGCATATTCCTTTTTTTCTTTTTCATTGCTATACTTGTTCCAAACCTCTAATATTGGAGATAAACCAAAATTAGCACTAACGGCAGAGTCGGTAATCCAAGTGTCTTTGTCTGCATATGCTCTTACTATTGACATTTATTTTCTCTAATTTCATAATTAAGTTTTAATTTATATCCGTAGTCATCCCAACCTTTTATTAATAAATATCCATTATGGGCCATTCTGTGATGATTAGGGCATAACCACACTCTATTTAATCCATAATCAGATCCACCCTCTGACTTATGTGTTATATGATGATTATCCACAGCTTTTGACTCACCACATATTTCACATCTTTTACTAGCTTTAGAAAACTTTTGATTTCTTGGTATTCTTTTTTTTCTATTCATTAAACAACCGTTCCTATTATATCTTTATTTGGATATTTTAATTCCCAAACCACATTTTGCGGTAGTGTTATTACGCCATTGTTTTGACGCATATCAACAACACTGTTTGAATACACACTACCCCCAATACTACCAGTTATATTTGTTATATTCAAACTCCCAACTGAAAGTATTTTTGGTGAAGCTTGTAATGTAGACATTATATCACTTATAACAAAACTATCTCCGAATTTAATATTTCTGTAGAAAAATATACCCTTTAATATATTAAATGCTTCAAGTAAAACTTCATTGTTAGAATAAGTTGAATTTTTAGTTATACTAAAATCAACTTGTATATTAGCTATAATCCCATTACTTATCAATATATTATCTGAAAATGATTTAAATTCTTGTAGATATGATTCTAAATTATTTTTAACAATGTTGTTTAAGTTTTTAATATTATTATTTTCATCAATACCTGTAACATATATTTCTACACCATTACTATCTAATGGGTTTTTTCGCGCCTTAGCTCTAAATATATTACCATATACAGAAGGTAAAGATAAAGCTCTTGCTTGATAATCATTCAAAGTAACAGCTCTGTATTGCGAGTTAATACTATTAATTGCATTATGTTTTATGTCAGCTAAACTTTCCGCATCGGAACCACCAGACGCATCAACTTTATTATTAACAGTTAATGAATCAACAACAAAATTAGAAATACTTGGATTTGCAGATTCAAAACTTGTGTCTAAAAACTCTATATTTTTACTAACACATCTTTTTATAGAACCTACTGGTGAATTTGTGTTTGATCCACCACCAACTCTATATTTTATTGTTAAAGTTGTGTTTTTGGGAGCTTCTCCAAGTGTTGTGGTATTTAAAAAATCAGATGAATTTATGACTTTAGGTGTAAAGGCTGAAACGGACCCTCTTAAATTTATTGGTAAAACAAAATTTTCTGGATTTGGTATTATTTCCGAATCTTCTTGCGTTGACACTCCATTACCAAAAACAAGACTAACACTACCATTAGCATTTTTTTCTGTTATATATTTTCTATAAACTTTTTTTTGTTTTAAAATATAACCAGCATCTCCATTTGTTAATGGATCAATATTGATATCACCATAAAAAACAGATTGTTGTGCTAAACTATCAACTTCAATCCATTCGTTACCATTGTTATCAATAACAGAATATATTTCTGATATATCTACATCTGGTAATGTTATTTTTAAAAAAGGTTGTGGTGCTGAAACAGAATATTCAAAACTTTTAGTTTTTCCAGCGATAACAACAGCATTTTTAACGTATGTTGTTTTGTTTTCAACAGTATCTCTTATAGATGATCTATTTGTTGTATTTGAAAAATCAACATCTTCTACCAATTCATAATCAACAAAATTATCAGAAGAAAATATTGACTCTTTCAAAACTTTAAACATAGAATCTGATGATGTGCTATCGAAAAATGTTGCTGATAAAGATAGTGTGGTTGTAGCTGGAGTTGAAAATTTTGGTTTATATCCCATATTTTGTGCTAAACTATATACATTAGCTGGCTCAATAGCTCTATCTATAAACCCTTCATTAATTTGTCTATCCATCAAAAAAGATAAACTGTCACCAACATAAGCAACCATCTCTAATAAAGCCATACCACCAGAAATTTGACTAAAATCTTGCCATGTGTCTGGAAAATATTTTTTTAAGAAATCAATAAGATCTGTTTTATATCCATTAAAATCTTTGGAGATATAATCAATATCTCTTATCTCTTTATCAACCGCTTCTGTCATTTTTTTTCTCTATATTAAGTTGGAATATCATTTATTGTAAAGTTAATTTCATCCTGTATAACCAAAGAACCAGAGTTATTTATACCATTTCTTTCTTGTAAACTTTTTTTAAATTTATCTTCTAATTTTTTATTTCTTTCAACAAGTGAGTCTCCAATATACTCTGTTCTCTGATTGTTATTATTTAATTCATTAATTCTATCTTGATCATAAAACTGAGTTGTTGAAAAAGAATAGTTAATCTTTAACAATATTTGGTTTTCATCTTCAATTACAAAACCTAAATTTTCATTTATTGTTCTTTCTTTATTGTAAATTTGAAAATCATCAATAACATAAAAGAAAGCAGCTTGAGCATCTTGGTTGTTAATAGTTACAGCTTTATTAATATCACTTTTTATTCTTAATTGTAGTTGTTCTATTGTCATAGGTTCAAATAAATAATTTTCACCTATACTTAGCAAATCAACTGCCGGTATATCATCTGATGGCCGGTTAACTCTTTCATAAGGAGATGTCAACAATATAGCTCTCATAATTTCCCTTGCAGCAAATTTTGTTTCTTTATGAGTATCCCACTTTAAATCTTTAATAGGGAATTTTATAATATTCATTTCTTTTCCTTAATTAATAAAATTATGCTTGCTTAAGAACTCAAAAGTTTTTCTTGATAATAAATTGAACTTATCATTTTGTTCTTTTATATCATCATAATATTTAAAAATATCTTTATATATATTATCTGTTTCTTCGTTTGTTTCTGGTGAAGTGGTAATTCTTCTATTTTTCTCTCCACCAATAACTATCTTATCATAAGAAATAGTTTTCTTTCTAGTAACCGTTTTAATTCTACCAGCTAACAGCCTTGAAGGCCCGGGAACAGTTATAGTTTTACCACCAACTATCTCTGTAACTTCTTTTGGGCCGACAGGAGTGTTAATGGTTTTCTTTACCGGAACGCCGTCAATCTTTACCTGTCTTGGTCTACCAGTTACTAACTTACCGGGTAACCTAACCTTTTCTTTAAATGACACTTCCTTGTCTGGAATTTGTATGTTTATTTCGGGTAAGTCATGTGTATGATTTAAAAACATTTCCATAATATCTTGCAATGTTTCATTCATATTTCTCACAACTTCTAACATATCTATTATTTGGCTATTAACTCCTTGTTGATAATCTTCTAACTTTTCTCCTAAAACAGATCTGTATATATAATTATCATCTTTATTTAAGAAAGATATGTTATAGATCTCATCAGCTTTATTTAATATTATGTTTTTAGCTTTAAAATCATTTCTAACAGGAACTAACTGATAAGATCCATCTTGAAATGGGCCTTCTATCTTTTTATCATAATTAGTTCTTTTAGTTATGTTTGGATATATTGAGTTTATATTACCTCTAAAATGAACAGTTTTAGTTCTTGTGTCACCAATAGTATTTTTAAATGCTTTGTTATGATAAGAAATATTGTTAGAGTTCAATAAACCTATCTCTAAAAAACCACTCTTTTCTTCTGTTTCATTATTAAAGGAGTGTCTTATAAATGTTCCACTTCTACCTTGCGTAATAACATCACCTAATTTAGCAGGTATTGTATAAAATCTTTTCTTTCTTTTACCAGTTGAGTTATTTAAACTAACTGTTGGTTGTAAATCTTCTTTATTTTTTGTTAATAAATCAACTTTAAAACTAAATCCATATTTGTTTTCATTTAACCCACTTAGATCTTCTCTAACTAAATATCTACTAACATAATTTGTTTCTGGAACTCTTGAAATCCAATAAAGTTTATTGATAAAAGGTTCGTTTATTAAAAGTATTTCTTCACCTATTTCTGGTATACTAATATTGTGTAGAGAATTTAATGGAGGATACCATTTATAACCATTTGTTAAAGTTCTGGTTATTTCTGAAATTTCGCTGTTTACACTATTTTCTATATTTATATCTTCACCTATTATAGCAGCCATAACACTATACATAGGTATTTTACCAACATTAATATTGTTTTGTGAGTTAAATGTGTTTACATCTATAACAATACCTCTTTTTATAAATTTTTCACCAATATAGTCAGATTTATCTAATATTTTTGAACTCAAATAATCTGCAGAGTTTAATGTATTTACTATAGATTTACTCATCTTTTTTCTCTAAATCTTCTATTAATTTCTCAAAACCTCTTTTTTTTAGTTCTTCATTCATAACAGCAATTTCATTCAACTTATAAGATCTAACATTTAACAAACTTTTTATAACACTCAAACAATCTCTATAAGCCAATATCATATCAGCATAAATAAGTTTTAACTCTTCGTCTGATATGTTTTTTATATCTGGTAGTTTCTGTTCCATCAATCCTCTATAAAATTAAATCTTACTTCTTTATATAATAACTTTATTTTATTTAATGATTTTGTTATTTTTCTACTTGGTAAATCAGTAGCTTCTTTTATATAAAGATATAATTGCTTTTTATTCGTAATATATAACTTATCATAACTTGTTAATATATCTTTAATAACACCTAAGACAAGTATATCGTCATCAGTAAATTTATTATTATTTTCTATTAAACTACTAAACTTCCTCTCTAAATCATTTATAAAACTTATATTATCTCTTTCTAATTCTTTCTCTTCATAAAAATCAACACTCAAATCAGAAACAACAACTTCATTTTCATTCTCATCTATAAATACCCTTTTCTTATAAGAATTGGATTGCTGTATTAACCAATTTTTAACTATTGTGCCAAAATAAGAATATGATTTTTTATTACGACTTGCATCGTATTTTGACAATTTTTCATAAAGATGAGTTGTAGCTTCGTGTTTTATTGTATCAAAATCATATAATGTTCTATTAAAATTGAATGTGTAATATATATTTTCTATTAAATTTTTAAATGCCGGTTCTATTACAGAAGAATATATCTGGTTTTTAAACTCTACATCATCTATCTGATTAAAAGAAACTATAGCTTCTTCTTCTTTTTCACCCCAATACTTCATATAAATTCTCTCAATTAAATGTTTTATTAATTTAATAAAAAATCAAAAAAAATTATATTCTTCTATATTATTGCACCTGCCCAGTCCCACCAGCTCTTGTAGATGTTCCAGTGTCATTATCAGTATTTGATCTCTGCCTGCGAGCTATTGAAGAATAACCCATCCATGATCCTCTTTTTTCTTCTTCTGTTTGACTGGGACGACGCACTCGCGGAACAACTATTATATTTGGAGATCCGGCTTTATTATGTATATAGTCTTGATTTAATTGACCGTTAGCATCAAACTTTTCTTCGGATCTAGCAACAACATCAGCGTATTCTTCCGGAGTTAATACAATAGTGCCTTCATTATCGGGTAATGATCCATCTGGAGTAATTATTAATGTTCCATCATCTAAAACCGTTACTTCCTCGGATAAAAGCCTTTCTCTATTCCTAAACTGCCCCGCTTCTCTGATGATCGGAGGCTCCCTAAAAGCTATATTATATACCCCAGTTTTTCTAACAAAATTACCGAAGTTATCTATAATATAAATATAACCGAGTCTATTAGCTTCTTCTATGTTGAAATTACGAGGTAAATAGCCTTCCAATGATTCTCCGGATATATCATCCCGCGCAGTAACCTCTACCATTTCATTAAGAGAAAGAGAAGTATCTAAATTTTCTATTGGACTGTAAAGTTTAAGATTAAGAACAGTATTGAAAGAGTTGGGAGTTAAACTTTCTACAACAGAGTTAACAACATATATACCCTCTGCTGCATTAACAAAATCATTAATTATTATAGGGTCTAATAAATAAATACCTGTTGTTCCATGTATGGTAGCATCTACATTAAATAAAAAATTAAGTAATAAATCTGAAAGAGTATTATTTTCTGGATCTCGTTGGAATGAATCATATAAGAATAAATCAATCGCCTTACCTGTGGGATCTGAAAATATCATTTTATTCAAATCATCAAAAACTGTTTGTGTTATTCTGTCGGGGTTTCCGCCATCTAATACATTTATTATATTTCTTAATCTTTTTTCAAAATCATTGGCGTTAGAATTACTTATAAGTGATTTAAAAAAAATACCTTTTCCTTGAAAAGTATCTTCTAAACTTTCCCTCAAATATGTCTTTAAACTATTACTTTGGTTACCTTCTACTGTTGATGTTAATAAATCTTGCAAATTTAAAGAACCTAAACCTGCTCGCAGAGGTATTTGAAAAGTAGAATAAGCTAATGGATCTATTTTACTAGAAACATTAAATGACTCAACCAATGATTGGCTATCTCCATGATTTAAAACAATTGCTTTTTTATAAGCATCTTCTGTTCCATTGCTTATATTTAATATTTTGTCAAATTTATAACTTTCTTTTAGTTGTTCATTAACACCGCCGGTTTTTCTTGACTCAACATAAAGTTCTATAACATCTAATTCTCCTTCCATTATTTTTCTATAACCTAATTGCAAACGACCTTGTAGCCCCGATAACGGGCCAATATTTATTGCGTTTAAAACATTTTTTAACAAATATATTACAGATTTATTATGTATATTTGGGTCATTCAACAACCGATCAATAGTTTCATAATCAACTAATATATCAAAAGTAGTTTTAGCTAAATTTCCATATGAAACACTTCTGGTTTTATTACTATCTCCAAAAACATATAAGTTTTGAGATCTTGCTAATTTTGATATATCTCTTCTAACGACAGCTGGTAATTTAGAATATTTAAAATACATTTTTTTCTTTTTTTCAAACTCTTGACCGGAAGATCTTGCATTTACATTTTTAGCTATGCTCTCTAAAACAGCTCCCAAAAAATAAGCCACAGGATATTCTTCATTGTTATTGTTAACATATCCTTCAACCTCAATACTAATTTCATCTGCAGATGTTACTTCTTCTCCGTCACCATTTTCATCACCACCTTCGGTAGAGTCCGACTGGTCAGTATCAGATGTTGACGTTTCGGGTTCTTCAGTTGTTTCTTCTGGTATAACAAATCCCAAAATAGAAGCTCTTATTTCTGATTGTTCTTGCGATAAACCTTGAAAAAAATCCGAATCACTACGAGAACTAACAGATGTTTCTTGAAGATCATCATAAAATTTTTCTTTATACCAATCATATATATCTTTATCTTCTCTCTCCCAAAAATCCAAAAAAGCTTGAGATGAAAATCTTATCATTTGAGACTCATTTTCTTTTACTTTCTTATTAGATTCGAATTGAGATGGAAAAATTATTATAGAAGGTTGTATTTCAGAATTATCTATTGGTTTATTTGTTGGTATATATTCAACTTCATAATCTAAGAGAAATTTATATGCAGGAGACATATCTTCATTTTCATAATTGTATATCACTTCCTGACCATAATCATCTCTCTCCCAATCCTCTTCGGGTTTTATTTCATCAACAAATTTTTTAAATTGATCATTAAAATATTTTCTATATTCAGAGGTTGATTCTGCTCTATCAACCTCTGCTCTCAAACCTTTAAAATTTCTTATTTTATATATATAATAATTTTTATTTCTATTATCTCCTTTATTATAGCTAAGTGTCAATATGTTATTAACATCAAATCCTCCTCTACCACCCGAATTTACAGAAGATCCTATACGAAAAGAATAGTTATCACTATACTTATAATTAATTAACATATCTGATATATCACCCTTTTCTTCGTTAAAGACTATAAAAGAATAAGTGTTATAATTTCTATAAAAAGTATCATCATCACTTCTTTTATAAAAGGGATATTCATCATTAGTAGTATCAAACACAAATACAATATTATTATTACCCGGTGCTTCAATTTCTTCGCTATTAGAATAATAAAGTTTTGGATAAACAGGGTTCCTAGGTGAGAGCGTCCTTGAATCAGTTGAAACGTAGCCCCACAGCGGATTGCCGCCAAGATCACCGATTTCTCTATTCTCATATACTGTCCGATATTCTTTTATTGTTGCATTTATGCCCGTATCTATAAAATAATCCCGTTGACCATTCCCAGCTTCAAATTTGGCATATTTTAATCCACCTTTATTACTCACCAATCGTATATCATTACGCAATTCATTAGAGATATTTAAATCTCCTTCAAGGTTTTTAACCCATCCTAATGGAACCCTAACACCTAAATCAATATCAACCTCTCCATTAGGCATAAGACCATCCGCTTGTAAATTTCTAAATGTTGAAATATAATTAGGATTTTTTTCTGCATATTTTTTTATTAAATTAAATGGTGGCAAACTGTAACGAGTATTTTGTAAAGCTTCTTTATTAGAAACAGAAACCCCAGAACTATATTCTTCTGGAGCGGTTAAATAAACAGCAACACCTCTTCTAATTATTTCATTTATATAACCACCTAATTCAGACTCGCTCAGACCTTCAAATAATGTATTTCTATTAATATTTTTGAAATTTTCTTCATCAGTAATCCTGTCACTTAAAAAATCTACACCATATTTTATTTTTTGTTTGTAACTTTTTAAAAAAACAGAATATTGTCTGGCAGATATATATTCGGGTTTAAAATAATATAATTTTTCAGACACACCCCTACTGTTTATAACAGCTGTTGAAGCTTCAATTTTTAAATCCACATTTTGTGAATCACTGTCGCCATTATTAACAACAGTCTCAACAGTTAGTTCGTTAAAAAATGGTTTATAATTTTTGTTATTAAATGGTTTTAAATCACTATATATATATTTGTAATATTCCTTAATTATGTTGTCAAAATTACCTTGGACTGTTTCATTGTTAAAGTTGTATAAAACGTCTGATGTTTTTTTATTATAAAAATAAGATAGTTCATCTGTTGCAACTATTTTTGTATCTTTTAAGTCTACTTGAAGATCATATAAATAATAACCAGATTTAACATTATCATTTACTATTAAAGGTTCTCCACCTTGATTAAGAGCAAAGGGTGGATTAGGTCTTTTTAATGCGTTAAATATTTCCCTATTATTAAATTTTAATTTTATACTACTATTAGGAGATATTGTTTTTAGAAAATCTTTTTTTACTAAAAGTTTTTTAATAATAGGTAATTTTATACCATCATTATTACCAGTAAAAAGTCTACCTAAATATTCCCGATTAGGTTTATCGGATTGATTATTTTTTTGTATTGGCCTGTCTAAATCTTTAATATACATATAAGGTTTTGAATAACCTTTTGGTATAACACTATTAATTTCTTCATTTTGTTGAGGTATTTGTATTAATGTTTCACTTAAAAAAAGTTTTGTGTTTTTGGCATCTTCATTACTAACACCATCTCCTATAATTCTATTAGCTTCATCTACTTCGTTTTCAATATAATTGTCAAAGTCTTGTAAGGTTGCAAAGTTACGTGTAAGATCTGAATATTCTATTAAAAAATAAACATTATCTTGATTACCAAGTCTACCTTCTTCTAAATTATAATCATATATATTGTTTATTACAGAATTTTTTATTGCATTTTCAGTGTCAAAAACAGTTCCATCTGCGTTTAATATAAATTGTCTCGTATTGCCAAAAACATATGTTTTTGGGTTGTCTTTGTCATCAGTATCATAGTTTGGGTCAACTGTAAAATCATTATTCCATTTATCAAATGAAGTTTCGGTGCTGGCTATTAAGTTATAAGATTCTTTTGACTCATCCGCATCGGTGTTAAAAAAACCATATACTTTTTCAAAATCATTTTGCGTCTCTGCACCTTCATTAGCTAACTCTGTTTGTGAACTCCAATTTTTACCGTTTTGAGGGTATGTGAGTAATAACTCTTCATACCCCGGTATTAAACCAATTGTAGAAATGTTTGTGATTAATTCTGTTTCTGAACTTGGTTTTTTTAAATCATTTAAAACTTGTGTTGATATTTCATGTATTCTAGTGCTACTAATATTCAAACTATCTGCGTTAGAAAATTGCAAACTTCCTTGTAAGTGACCTTCATTCGTTATATTAAAATTAAACTTATAAAGTTTTACGTAATTCCAATCCCAATAACCATTATTTTTATCACTATTATTATAAGTTATTCTTGACCCATCAATAGATGGCACAGAGGGAGTTATGACCTCTGGTTCTGAATTTTGCCCTCTTGATCTATTAATCTCTCTAAATCCATCCCAACCATAAGCTATAATCCAATCACTACTTAATTGTATAACTTTTGAAATATCCAATCTTTCATCAATTATTTTAGAGTTTGTTATAGTTAGTGACATATCATATCTTATAGTAAATGCTTCTCTATTAGATCTTTCAACCTTTAATGAATTTATGCCTATACCACCACTATTATATTTATCATTGGCATTTATTTGTGTTATGTATGTTGATATATCAACGATTTTTTTATCATTTAACGCGGTATCATCACTTTTTAATGTCAATATCTCAGCACCTGCCGCAGACAAACTATTTTTTAAATTTTGCTCACCATCTTTTAATAAAAGATATAGTCTTGTGAAAGTATTTAATGATGAAAGTTCAATATTATTTCCACTTTTTTTAGAGTTCCAACTATAAGCTAATTTATCAAGATGTTTTTCATATTGTATATCACGCGTATCACTACTAGACATATATTAACCTCTTTTTAATTTCATTTTTTCAAATACTAAATCCACAGATGGAGGTATTCTTATGGATGTTCCATCTTCTATTTTTTGTAAGGGAGAGATAAGATCATTAGCTAAACATATAATCCACCAATAACTACCATCACCATAATATTGTGCAGCTATTTTGTCAATTCTTTCTGCAGAATTCCAAGAAACAATAATATCCCTATCACTAATTATATCTTCAGCCTTAATTGGTGGAAAAGTTTCTTTTCTAAATTCCTTGTATTTTACATCATACACATTTTCTAAAAAATCATATCTAGAATACATAACTTACTCCTTAACCACTTGTTCTTCCATTAAATAAATCTTTTAAGTAATAATCAAAATCGTTCCTATAATTTTCTATATTCCCGCCTCGCGTGATGATCCTGTCGTTTTCTTCTATAGCGGCTATGTCTTGGTTATCTGGTCGGACTGGTATTAATGGTTTTGCTCTGGAAGTGCCAGTTCCAGTGAACCCTCTCATTTCTTTACCACCACCTTGTATTATACCTTGATCATTTAATATTCTTTCGTTTGTCATTAAGCCTCTATAAAAATTATAATCTCTACTTGGCATATTATCATGTAATACTCTAAAAGTTATATTTGCCTTACAAGCTACTGGCATTCTTAATCCTTGTGTCATTTCCCATTTACCACCCGAGCCTAACATATTCCAATCATATGATAATGATTGAATGTATCCACCAACTCTAAAAAACATATCTCCAATAGTCATCCTAATAAGAGGGCCACCAGTCATTTTTAAACTACCACCTCTTCTTTGTGTTTGACCATAAGTCTGTTGTGCTAACCAATTAACTCTTTCATAAACATTTTGTAATTGTCTTATAGTATTAGCCAGTATAGAAAAACTCATTGATATAGCTCTATCAGTTTGCATATATGTATTAATTTGTTCTGTTCTACCAAAAAAGCCTTTAGATGACCAATTAGGATTAAATGTTTCGTTAAGGTTATCTAAAGTTGCTTGAAATTGACAAACTTGTTCTTTTTTTGTTTCTTCAACTTTACCTCTGTTTTCTGTTTCAAACAAGAAAGGAAAATATTGTCTATCACCTAATTGAGTAATATATTGATCATATTGTTGTAATCTTGTTCCGGCCAAGTTGCTGTTTATTCTTATTTCTTCAACTGCTGGTAGCTCATCACCTTTAGCCAAATCGTCAGATTTTTGTGGAACAGAATCTGCAATATTGTTATCAAAACCTTGAACCTTTGCTGCATAATTTAATAAATCTGCGTCATCTGTAAACTTAAAAACTTCTTCACCTTCCCCTCCACCACTTCTTTCTATTTCACTTATAGCTACTTGAGCAATAGCACCTTTATTCCATTGATTTTGAGTATTAACACCTTCTTGGTTAGCATAATTTCTATAAGCAAATCTAGCTCTATTTGATGTGTAAAGAGTTTGAAACACTTTGTCAATACTATTATCATATGGGCCAGATTGAGATGCTCTAGAGTCACCAACAGAAGATGATGTTAATATGTTCTGATCAAGAAAGTCACTCAACCCGTTCTTAGCATAAAATGGTTGAGGTTCTCTTATTAACCCCGGAAGATAATTACTTACTATTCTTTGAGATGCAGCTTCTAACTCATCTAAATCATCTGGTATATCATCTATTATTTCTTCTAATCTTCTTGAGTCTGGATTTAAAAACTCACCCGTTAATATACTATTGACCAGAT